ATATGCACAGTTCAGTATTGCAATGCCAAAATCATGGAATTTAGGTACAGTAACCTTTCAAGCTTTTTGGACTCCAAGTACTACTAATACAGGGAACTGTATTTTTGGTCTTCAAGGTGTTAGTTGTACTGAAGGTGATACAGCTGATGTAGTTTTCGGAACAGCTCAAGAAGTTACAGATGCTGGAATTGGAACTGTAGAAGATGTGCAAATGACGGCAGTTAGTTCTGCAATGACAATCGCTGGATCTCCAGCCGATGATGATTATACATTTTTTCAAGTTTATAGAGACGCAGCCGATGGTAGTGATACTTTTACTGGTGATGCCAGATTATTAGGAATTAAATTATTCTATACTACTGACGCTGCTAACGACGCATAAGGAGAATAGAATATGAGAAAAATAAACCTTCCTTCAACTGTCGAAGGTAAAGGACAAAAAAATACACAATCACATAGAGGTAAATCATTTGGTTATCAAATCTTAGGATTTGGTTCTGGAGGAGCAGCTTCAGCTTATGTTGCAGCAAGTGGTGGAAATACAACAATCACCACAGGTGATTACAAAGTCCATGTTTTTACAGGTCCAGGAACTTTTTGTGTTTCTTGTGCTGGAAATCCTGGTGGTTCAGATACAGTAGATTATTTAGTAGTAGCTGGTGGAGCAAGTGGTGGAAGAAATTCAGGATCAGCTCCGGGAGATTCAGCCGGAGGTGGTGGAGCAGGAGGAATGCGATTTTCTATTTCTACTGTTCCAGCAGGTCACCCTATCGCAAGTCCTACAGGAATTCCAGTTTCAGCTTCGCCTTATGCAATAGTAGTCGGCGCAGGTGGTGCAGAGCAAACATCAAATACTACAAGAGGCAATGTTGGTAATGTTTCAAGTTTTTCATCAATCCCATCCGCAGGTGGTGGAGGTGGAGGTGGCGCTAGTAGCACACCTTTAGCTGGAGCTTCTGGCGGAGGTCAATCAGGTGGTGGTGGAGTTCCCGCAGCTGGAGCAGGTAATACACCTCCTACAAGTCCTGCTCAAGGATTTCCAGGTGGAGGTGGTGGAAGTAGTGGTCCATTTACTCCAGATCAAGCTGGTGGTGGCGGCGGTGGAGCTGCAACTATAGGCTCAAGTACAACTGGTGGTGGTAATACAGGTAATGCCCCTGGCGGAAATGGTGCTTATGTACCAGGACCTTGGTTTGGTCCAACTTCTCCAAGTTATGGACAGTCCCCTACACCTTTAGCACCAAATGGAAGATATTTTGCTGGCGGTGGTGGTGGAGGTTCCCCTCAAGCTGGTCCTCCAAATGGTGGTGCTGGTGGAGCAGGCGGTGGAGGAGGACACGGTGGTTGTTCGCCAACAGGAGCAGTTAATACTGGTGGAGGCGGTGGAGGTAGCCTTTCTGGTTATCCTGGACAAGCTGGCGGCTCAGGATTTGTCGCAATAAGGTATAAATTTCAATAGGTAAAAAATTATGGCACACTTTGCAAAAATATCAGAAAACAATGAAGTACTTCAAGTATTGACTTTAGACAATAAAGACGCACTAAACGCTGATGGCGTTGAAGATGAATCAGTAGGACAACAATATTTAGAACTACACAATAACTGGCCTGCTCAAATGTGGATTCAAACATCTTACAATACAGTTGGTGGAAAGCATTACGACAATCAAACTGGAGAATTATCAGAGGATCAATCTAAAGCATTTAGAGGAAATTACGCAGGTATAGGTTATACTTGGGATGAAGATAATAATTTATTCTATGGTAAAAAACCTTATGCATCGTGGGTATTAAATACTACAACAGCTAGTTGGCATTCACCTATTGGTGATGCTCCAGAATTAACTGATGAACAAAAAGCCGATGCAGCAAATAACTATGAGTATAACTGGAATGAAGTCGGGCAGTCTTGGGATTTAGTAACTACTCCTATAGTAGCATAATTGATCTAGATCAAATCTTTTTAATCATATTGACATTAATATATCCTCCTTTATAAAGGGAACAGGTATGCAAAAGAAAGTATTATCAGAAATCGGTTTATATTACGGCGATGTGGCAATGCCTAAACATTGGGAGATAGATGGAATTGATCTCTCTCATCACATTTTACATTCTAACTTAACCAATGAAAAATTTCAATCTTCAAGAACTTGGGATAAACTTAATACCTATTTAAGAGAACATATTAATTTGGAATACGATTTTCAATTAGTGAATAAAGAAACATGGGGAAATATTTATAAACCTCAAGAAATAAGTATTCCTCTATTAAATATAGATCCACTCGACCTTAGAAATTCTCCCGACTACACATTGTTATATGGAGTGAATGTTAAAGACTGTAGCGTTAGAATCCATTACGATGACAACAGAAGAGCAGGAAGATCGTGGGATATGCCTTTAACTAATAATAAATTTATCATGTTCCCCTCTATGCAGATGTATTATATTACCAACAATCAAAAAGACTCATTAAACTTTATACAAACAATTACTTATGAACTTATCTAATTATAAAACCATAAAAAATTTTTTAGATAAAAAAACATTTTTAAAATGCCAAGAAATTTTATTTGGAGAATTACCTTGGTTTTATCGAGGAGAACTGGTGGAAGATAAAAAAAACAATTTTTATTTTACTCATTCATTTATGAAGGAACAACAAATTACATCTCCAGCCTATGACCATATAATAAAACCGTTTGTTGAAAGATTAAGAATGAAGTATATTTTTGAAATAAGAGCAAATTTAATTTTAAAAACAGACAAAGAAATTTTTTCCGGTTTTCATGTTGATACTGACAAATCATCAACAACAGCTATTTTTTATGTAAATAATAACAATGGACATACTATACTCGATAAAAAGAAAAAAATTAAAATTAAACCAACAGCAAATAAACTTTTAATTTTTAACAATGAACTACCACACGGTGTGATGGCACAGACTAATACAAAAAGAAGAATAATAATAAATTTTAATTATACTCCTCATGAACTTATCTAATTACTTTTGGTATTTTAAATCTGCATTAACACCACGATTTTGTGATGAGGTTATTAAATATGCATTAGGGAAAAAAGAAACAATGGCACTTACAGGTGGTTATAGTAGAAATAAAAATAAACCTTTGAACAAAGACGAAGTTAGAAATTTAAAGTATAAAAGAAATTCTGATCTAGTGTGGCTTAATGATAATTGGATTTATAAAGAAATACATCCCTTTGTTCATGAAGCCAATAGAAGAGCAGGTTGGAATTTTGATTGGGATCGTTCTGAATCCTGTCAATTTACCAAGTATAAACTTAATCAATACTACGATTGGCATTGTGATAGTTGGGACAAAGTTTATAAAAGAAAAGAAGGAGATCCAACTAATGGTAAGATAAGAAAATTATCTATGACTTGTCAATTAACCGATGGGTCAGAATATAAAGGCGGTGAAGTAGAATTTGATTTTAGACAATATGATCCTCACCAAAGAGATGAAGCTAAACATTTAAGAAAAGCAACTGAAATATTACCTAAAGGAAGTATCATTGTTTTTCCTAGTTTTGTTTGGCATCGAGTTAAACCCGTAACCCAAGGAGTAAGATATTCACTTGTCGTATGGCATTTAGGATATCCATTTAAATAACATGGATATAAACGAATACTTTAAAACACCTGTTTGGTCAGAACAAAAACCAGAGTTTGTTAAATCATTAAACAAAGCTAGTGATAAATATATTAAGGAAGCTAGAAAAAGAGATAAAAAATTAATTAAAGCGAGTGGAGATTTTGGAAGTAGCCATCATTCAACGCCTCTAACACTTGACAATGATTTTAGAGATTTTAGAGATTATGTAGGACAAAGGTCTTGGGAATTTTTAGATTATCATGGCTACGATATGCAACAATATCAAACTATATTTTCTGAAATGTGGGTTCAAGAATTTTCTAAAAAAGGAGGAGGACATCATGCAGCGCACATTCATTGGAATCAACATGTATCAGGATTCTACTTTTTAAAGGCAAATGAGAAAACATCGTTTCCTATTTTTCATGAACCGAGAACCGGGGCAAGATGTACTAAACTAAAAATGAAACCAGAATTAAAAGGTATCTTTCATGGCACAGAACTTGTTCATTTTAGACCCCAGCCTGGAACGTTAATTATATTTCCAGGATATATGGAACATGAATACGCAGTTGATCACGGCAAAGCACCCTTTAGATTTATCCATTGGAATATTACTGCTATCCCTAAAGAAGTGGCAAAAGATGTTTAAATTATTTAATAATGTTGGGATAATTGAAAAATCTCTTTCTAAAGATGTTTTAAAAAAACTAAACGCTTATATAAAAAAAAATGCACTTAAAAAGTATCATCCAAAACTTGCTGGAAACATTAGCAAATCTTTTGTTATAAAAGATAAAGATGATTGGTTTTTTAATAATGTTTTAAAAATTAACATTCATGAATATCAAGCACGATATAGGACACGAGCTACAGTTCCATTAGTTTTAACAAAAGACTGTCAATATAAGTTACATGATTTGTGGGTTAACTTTCAAAAAAAATATGAATTTAATCCTATACATAATCATTCAGGAGTTTTTTCTTTTGTAGTGTGGATGAAAATTCCTTCTAGTTATAAAAAAGAATGTGAATTACCTTTTGTTAAAAATTCTAATACAAAATGTCCTAATACTTTTCAAATGCTTTTTATTAATTCATTAGGAAATATTGGACAACTTGATTATAATTTAGAACCATCAGATGAAGGAAAGATGTTATTTTTTTCTTCAAAGTATAGTCATTGTGTATATCCTTTTTATTTATCTAACAAAGAACGAATTAGTATATCGGGAAATATTTCTCTAGATCCGGACAACCCAGTATGAGTTTTAAAAAAAATAAATATTGTATTATTCGTCAAGCTATCTCAAAAGATCTAGCTGCCTTTGTAGCCAATTACTTTTTAATGAAAAAGCAAGTTTATGATACATGTATAAAAACTCGTTACATTTCTCCTTTTGAAATATTATTAGGTGATTATGAGGGCGCCGACCAACAGGTTCCAAATACCTATAATAGTTATTCGGATATTGCTATGGAAACTTTAATGTTGAAATGTCACCCTATTATGGAAAAGACCACAGGATTAAAATTAACTCCTGCTTATACTTTTGCTCGAATTTATAAAAATGGCGATGTTCTTAAAAGACACAAGGATAGATTTAGTTGTGAGATATCTACGACAATGAATCTGGGAGGAGACCCCTGGGCAATCTATTTAAGTCCAAATGAAAATATTGGTGTATCTGAAAATGAGGGTGGTAAAAAAGGAATTACATCTGCTAGTGAAGCAAAAGGAATTAAAGTAGGTCTTAAACCAGGAGATATGCTGGTCTACAGTGGCTGTGAACTAGAGCATTGGAGAAACAAATTTAAAGGTAAAGAATGCATTCAAGCATTTTTACATTATAATAATCAAAAGACACCGGGAGCTAAAGATAATATGTTCGATAGGCGTCCTCATTTAGGTCTTCCGACTTGGTTTAGTAAAAGATAATTAGGTCTTCCTTCTTGGTTTAAACGATGATATAGCTTTACGATGGAGACAGTGAATCCACCACATACCTCACTGTCTCCTTCATAAGGATTTTATATGCTACAAAAGATAGTATTTTT